TAAGGCAGGAGACGTTGGTCTTCTTGAGCTTAAATCTACTGCTCATAAGAAAATGAAAGCAGAAATGCTAGACTATGTTAGGGTATATAACCAAGATCCAACATCTCTAAACTCTGCCGACAACGATTCAGGTGTTTGGTTTGACGTTATTCGTACTGGTCTAGGTCGCGATACTGAATATGACGTCAAGAAATGTCAAATTCGTGTTAAAAATGAAGCAGGAAAACTGTCGTTTGAAGATGATCGTGCCGCGCTTACCGATAGCGTAGTAGATTCTTTTGATGATCTTGCTTACAATCTGTCTACCGTATACCAAGTCAAGACATATAAAGAATTGAAAGAAATTCTTGATGCCAATATGAATGACATCATTCGTGCCATTCCAGATGCTGATCTAAACGCGTCTATGTCGGTTCTGGCCGTAGTACCAATGACTAAAGCTAAACCAACAGCTAAAGTAACACTTAAGATCGAAGATCCTGAGGATTCTGAAGACGACGCTCCTTTCGCACAAACACCAGTGCGTGCTGCTACACCAGTAGTTAAAAAAGCTGCGCCATTAGTCACACACGACGAAGATGATTTTATTAAACAAATGGAAGCACAACTTCTTAAATAAAGGGCAAATCAATGAGCGAATTACAATCAGTTGATGTAACCGCTCTTGCCCAGTACCTAGACAAAGTCGGACAAATATCTACTGTAAGTAGGGTAATGGGTCCGACTTTGTTGAGGGATCTTATTGAAGGGCAAGATGTTGCTGGTGCGTTATTGGCTAGGGCTATTCGTGAAGAAGGCAAGGCAAAAGCCCGTCTTGATCATGCTAGGGCCGTAGCATACCTAGAGAGAGCCGCAGAGTACTTGAAAGATCGCAGTGTTAAAGATACCAGCGAAGCTAGAAAGATGTACACAGACATCGATCCTGATGTTATGAAGGCTCTAGATTACAGAAGTATGACAGAAGCAATGGTTGCACTATTGAAAAATAAACTTAGCATTATTCGCCAAGCTCACGACGATCTAAAAAAGATTATCTATGGCGATAATAATGGAACAAATTGGGATGGTATGTAATATGTCTAAATGGCTTTCAAAATTAACTTCGGACTTTGGTGTTGTGGCTGCAACACTCGATGCTAAACTTCCACCAGTAGTTCCAACTAGGTCTCCATCGCTGAATTGGGCGACGAGCATCGGCGGTTTTCAACCAGGTAAAGTTTCTGTTCTATACGGACCCGAATCATCGGGTAAAAGTCTACTTGCGATGATGGCTGTTGCTGACGCTCAGAAAAAAGATGCTGATGCTATCTTTATCTGGTTCGATGCAGAATTTTCTTTTAACTTAACATTGTTCACTAAAATTGGTGGCGATGCTAAGCGGTTAATTGTTCGTAAATCAAATGACCCTTTGAAAATATTCGATTACATTGGTGGTGAAATGTTGGAGGCTCTACAAGAAGGAGCTCCAATCAGAGGTATTGTTATTGACTCTATCAAGGCCATCAGGTACCCTAAAGAAACCAATATGAAGCAGACAACAGACCAAAAGATGGGTGGAACAGGTGCATCATACTTACCATCTACCCTGAAACTAGTTGTTCCTGTAATTGCGCAGTACAACCTGCTTACATTCTTTATTCAGCAAGTAACCATGGAAATCGACCCAATGAAAGCATTGCGTAATCCTTACGTTATTACAGAGGGACGTGCACTTAAACATGCTGCCGACTTGATGCTTGAGATTGTTAAGCTAGACACAAAGAATGGCATTATTGAATCTGGTGAAACTATATCTGGTGCAGCTCAACAGACTGGCCATAAGGTCAGAGTGAAAGTTAAGAAGAATAGATTAGGTGCACCTGCTAGGATGGCTCAGTTTACATACCATTATGACAATGGTATTGTAGACACTGCTTCAGAGATCTTTGAACTAGCTAAATCCTTAGGGGTAATCTTTCATCCAAAGAATCCTGAGACCGGCAAAGAGAACGTCCAGATGTGGGCATTCGGAGGTATGACTCCAATTCGTGGAGAAGCCAATATGAAAGCGGCAGTATTAGCTTCAGTCTCTTTCCAACAAGAAATCCTAACTAAATGCTATGACGCTAAAGATGCACCTGTCCATCTGGATGCAGATGGTGTAGTTCAAGAAGATCTAAGTGATATTGACTTAGGTATAGATTTGTAATGTTTACTCTAGAAGAGTTGCTTGTCAGGCCAAATGACGATATACCTTTGTTGATTGAAAAACGAGCAACCCTCTTTCTCTCCAAGTTATCCTACGAAGCTACTACCGTCTATATGTCGCCAGATGTGTATACATTGTTGTTGAAGCAGCACTACAGTCTTGGTTATAAGAACGGATTGCATGGAGCGATAGCATCGTCCCACCCCATGAACGTATGGCGGACTACAAAATGCGATTATATGTTACAAGTTCTTTGGCATACACAGAACCTCTTAATGCTAGCAGACAAGACTCAGTATGATCTGTATTTGTATAATAATGGTATGCCAGCAGATATATTGACTGCATATGAAAATCAACAACTTGATAAAGCCATTGAAACACTATTAATTGGCAAGGAGAAAGAATGCTTACAGCCATGGGTGACGTCATGCGGAAGTGCTATGAAAAAGGATGGCTCACATCTAGAGACGGCAATATCTCGATGCGTAAATGTGTTGACGGCGTTGTTTCAAAAAACATGCATATTACTCCGGCTGGGGTAAGAAAATACAACATCCATCCAGAAAATATGATTAAAGTTGATATGGGACCAGAAGTTATAGAATACACTGGCAAAGGTGTTTCTACTGAGTTCTTTATGCATTATCATCTTCAACAAGACGCTACCTCTAGTAGAGTTGTTCTTCATGTACATCCGACTCATGTTATCGCGGCAATATTTGCTGGATGGGATTTACAAGAGTTAACTAAAAAGTTCCCTGAGATTTCTCGCTATACCAAGGTTGGACCAACAGTCGGTTTCTTTGACGCAGGAACACAAGAACTTGCTGAAGCAACCAACCTTGCTCTTCGCAATGGAAATCGCAAAGACAAGATCCAATACGATATTGTTGGCCAAGCGAATCATGGAGTTTGCGTTGTAGGTAAGAATCCTTGGGATTGCTATGAACATATTGAGCGCCTAAATCATATCTGTGAGATTGTTTTAGCCAGTGGAGCCAAGCCATCAGTTTGTAAATACGAAACTTGGCCTTATAGTGCGCCCATCGGAACGTCAGGGATTCATGAGTCTTACTATGACGGCCCATAGCAAGGAGGCTAAATGATTTATTTCAGTTCAGATCATCATTTTTGGCATGCAAATGTAATCAAATACTGCGACCGTCCTTACGCCTCCGTAACAGACATGAATGAAGATCTTGCTGCAAAATGGAACGAAACTGTAAAACCTGAAGACACAGTTTACTATTTGGGTGACTTTTCGATGGCATTTAGGCCTATTGAACTGTATTCATATAGGCTCAATGGCACTAAGTACCTTGTGCCCGGTAACCACGATTTCTGCCATTCGTATAATAAGAAAAGCAGAAGCACAGAAAATAGAGACAAGTGGATTAAGAAGTATGAAGACCATGGTTGGATTGTATTGCCAGAACAAACTACTCTAGACATCCCAGGTGTAGCTACTGTGAACATGTGTCATCACCCTATTGCTGGAGATAGCAACGACTTCCCTCCAGAAGATCATCATGATAAATATGCTAAGTGGAGACCACTTAATGATGGTAGGTGGCTTTTATGTGGCCACGTTCATGAGCGTTGGAAAATAAGAGATAAAATGATCAATGTCGGCGTGGATGTTTGGGATATGAAGCCAGTAAGTATAGAAGAGATTAAGAAAGTGATCTTAGAGACAGTATGAAAAAATGCTCTAAATGCAGTGAGGATAAACCGCTTACTCTATTCTATAAGGATAAGAATAGTAAAGGTGGTCATCGAGCTATATGCGCCAATTGTGATATAAGAAAAGCCAAAATCTGGAATGCCTCTAATAAAGAGGCTCATGTTGAGCACGAGCGCAAACATAGAACCGACAAAAAAGACTCTGTAAAAAGTAATAAACAGAAATACATTACCAATAACCCTAAAAGTATTAAGAATAGTGCACTAAAGTTTAGTTACGGTATCACTATAGAACAATATCAAGTAATGTTAAAAAGCCAACAAGAATCATGTGCTATATGTAATATTAATCAATCTGAGCTTACTAAGGCTCTATGTGTAGACCATTGTCATAAAACAGGTAAAATTAGGGCACTATTATGCCGTCAGTGTAATAGCGCTTTAGGTTTTATAAAAGAAAATATAGAAGCAGCACAAAAGTTAGTTGAGTATATTAAAATCCATAATGAGGTCCGCCAATGAATGTCCTTTGGATTGGAGATCCCCATCTCAAAATCAATCGCTTTGAACTTGCAAAGCAATTCTTAGCATGGACTAATTCTATAGTTGCACTAGAAAAGCCCGATATTATAGTTAACTTAGGCGATACGTTTGATACACATGGTGTTGTTAGATCTGAGATACTCACTGAGTTTATGAAACATGTAGAAGAGTGCCTTAAAACCTCTGAATATGTCTATTTACTTGGGAATCACGATCAATGGAAACCCAGCGATACTACATATCATGCAATAAGGCACCTAAAGGGCAAGATCAAAGGTTTTCATGTGATAGATTCAATCCAGGACCTGTTTGGCATGACATTTGTCCCATATCAACACAATCCAGATACTTTCCCTAAGATAACAAAACAAATTTGCGTTGCACATCAAACTTTTAAAGGTGCCGATTATGGCGATATAACCACCCTCGATGGCGTAGATCCTGAGACAGTATCTGCAGACATCATCATATCTGGTCATATTCATAAGAAGCAAGTATTGGGTAAGGTGATCTATGCAGGTTCGCCATTCGCTCAAAGTGTTAATGATATAAATCAAATAAAGGGTTTGATTCTATTTGATACAAAAACTTTTCGTGAAAAATTCATCCAATCCCCTATGCCAACTTGGCGTGGTGCTAAGTTTGAACTCTCAAAAATCTATTCGTGCCAAGATATGGACGTTGAGATTCGTGAGTTGCTTAAAAATACGAAAGACCACTGGGTGTTAGATATAACAGGTCCTAAGGCAGAGATAACTGCCTATCTCTCTGCAAAAAGTACTATTAGTATAATGGCCACTGCAGATGTGAAAATTAGAACTAATTTTACAGATAAAGAAAAGAAATTAACAGTAATTAAGGCCGTATCCATGGACTCTATTATTAAAGAGTATATAGATACTGTGTATTCAGGTGCATTAGATCGGGTTAATTTACATACTAAATCTATGGAATTATTAAGCAAAATAGATAGTTAACACAACAATTTCATCTGGTATAATAACTAAGTGAGACTCAGGAGTTTCTATGGATAGCAAGGCGATGGCTGAATATTTAGATCAAGAACGCTGGTTGATAAACAACGGCCTAATGAGCGATTCAGCAAAAAACCAGTTATTTTTCTGCGGCAGTATCGTACATAAAGACGTACAGGCAGTAGAAGTTAACATAGACGTAGATGCTAAAGTTGTTTCTTACCAAATATTTGTGCCTAGGGCACTATTGGCTAAGATTAGCAAATACAATGAGTTATCTACAAAAAAAGACTTAATTAGTCTTTGGCGATTTCAGCGCATCCTGAAAAAAGAAGGCAACCTGAACCTTAATGGTATATTGATGAAATTTATCAAAGATTACTGTGGCTCAAAGTGGACTTCTAAAACAGAGATTTTAGATTTTGAGAAATTTGTAGGAGCAGCTGGTGAAGACGGTAAAGATGAATGGTCACTTGATCAATTATCTGACAATAGATGAAGATTTACGACAGGATTTATGGGTGCACTATTTAAGTGGCAATCCAGTAGAATCATTTTCCGCTCACCTAGAAAAAATATCCGCTGAGTACTCTGAAGAGATTAATTTACGACACGCGGCTTGGCAGCTAATAAATAGCCCCACATCCACTGAATTTGAAGAATTCTTAGTCACACTCACCGACTTTGAAAAGCAAATAGTTTGCAGTCTAATGCTAGGTTCTACTATAGAATTCATAGCGATTTCGCATGGCATATCTGAGGTACGTATCAGGCAAACAATTGCAGCAATTAGGTATAATCCGGCCATGGAGATATATCATGGCATTAAAAACCCAACTAACAACTGATGAAAAGCACGGTTTAACTGAAGAAGAGATTAAGCTAGCTTCTCGCTATTTAAGAAAGCATAAAACAGCGGGCGCATTAAAGCCACTAGAAGCCGCTAAGTTATTTGAACTCTTTTTACTTGGCGACTCATTGTCTAAGATTGCCCAACAGTTCCCCCAGCATCCACTAGGTCAAATTCTATTAACAGCAGCTCTAAGATGCTGGCATATAGACCGTGATAAAGCAATGCACACCTTGCAAGATAGGGTACGAGCTAAAGTTGTAAAGTCTGTATTAGAACAGGTGGATTTTCTTACATCTATGCTAGCAGTCAGTAATGCAGAGCACTTAGCCGTCATGGTGAAATATATCCAAGATCCGATTAATAACCCTAAACCAGATCTTCGTATTTCTAATATCAAAGAATACAAAGATGTAAGTGAAACTCTGCTTAAAATAGTATCTGGTGCAACTCAAACAGGTACCAAGGCTACGTCTAAGTCACCGATGTTCGACGCATTAACGCCAGTCCCAGAAAGACAGCTATTATCTGCCAAAGCAAGACTACAAAAAGATCAAGATGATGATGATATTTCAATTATAGATGCGGCGCATGAGTAAGATAGTAAAAGCCAAAACTAAGCTCACTAGAGAACAAGAAACTAAGCTCTTATTAAGACCGTGTAAGACACGCACTGAATTAAAAGCTTGGATTAAATACTTCTTATTTCTTGAGTTGCCTGATGTCACCGTATCTAGGTACTCAGATACCAATCCTCTTAATGTGATCTGGGAAGTATATGACATTTGTGTAAATAAGAACAATCCAGATAAAATACAAGAACTGTTGTTTGTAGCTGGTCGAGGATCTGGAAAGACGCTCGGTATGGCTATAGCCGAACTTATGGTCTTAATACATGACCATCGTGATGTTGTACATGTTGGTGCCATTCAAAATCAGGCTGAGCGATGTTATGCATATCAAAAGAACTTCTTATATAACAAGAAGTTAAAGCCTCTAGTCATGCCCCAAGACATACCAGAAGATCAGCGTATAGCAGAAAAATTGAACATGTCTAAATCAATGTTCAATCTGAATGGGGAGAAAATCACGCTAGAAGTGTTGCCGTGTACCTTGAAAGCGTGCAACGGCCCGCACGTTCCCCTAGTTGTAGTAGATGAGATCGATACAGTCTCTGGTGAAGGTGTTAAGGCTTTTAAAGAAATTTCTGGAATGCTCGACTCTAAGGGTGGTAAAAAAGCACTTAGAGTTGGTATTTCAACTAGAAAATCTAGATATGGCTTAATGAATAGACAAATAGAAAATGCTCTTGAAGAGGGCAGAACAGTAAGGCGCTGGACGGCGCTTGAATTTTCAGAAAGATGTACAGATGAAAGATCGGGAACAAAAGAGATTAATCTCTATGTTAACCAAGAAAAAATGGAAGTTCTTACTGAAGTTGAATATGGTAAGCGAGAAAAAAGCAAACAAAAAGAATTTATCCAGTATAAAGCATTGGAAGGTTGCGCTAAGTGTCCTCTATTTTCTATCTGTCTTACAGATGCAAAGAAGCAAATCTCTACCTCCCCAATGCTAAAACCCCTAGATGAGATGATTCAAAAAGTAAGAGCAGAAGGCGCTGACTGGGCTTTAGCTCAACTTATGAATCTAAAACCCTCTGTAGAAGGTATTATTTTTCGTGAGTTTGAGGAAAGAATTCACGTCAAAGTTTGGAACCAAATGTGGCATATCCTTACTGGTAGAGAATTCCCAGGGGAATGTACACACGATATGTTTGTTAAGAAGTGCCACGAACTCAATCTTCCTTGCTATGCTGGAATAGACTGGGGCTTCAGTTCACCCAATACTGTGGTATTCTTTTTTGTAGACGCCCGTGAGAATATCTATGTGGTTCGCTGTGATGGCATGACTTATATA